CTTTGTTCTTCCCATCCAGATCCTGACTGAACGTATGTAATGAAATTTGATGCAGTAAGAATTGTGACGAAGTTCTTTGATACTATCTTTTTTGTTTTTTCGTCATACGCTTTGCCGGAATACGTCATTGTGAATGCAATCATGTCTCCGAACTGATCGAAATACGGGAATATCTGATATCCTGTTTTAACAGACAATAACACGACATTTATTTTCGATGCAATATAACCTGGATCGTCAGGTGTTTTCGGAGCGTCAGCATCGAAGCTATCGTTTGTCGCTACCCACCATTCAGCCGATCTTGTTTCAATCATTGTCGTTCGAGCAAGTTTCCTGTCGAAATACTGCATTTTACGCTGTCTGAATAAGTCTTCCATGCTATTGAACGCATCTTGAGTGTTATCCTCTGAATCAAGTACATATTTGACAGGTCTGCCGAACAGAAAAGCAACCGCAAGATTAGTGATCAGCTTTTGGAATGTCGTTACAAGACGTGCTACTGGAATAGTTTTCGCACTTGTACCTTCACCGATTTTTTTATCAGGCTTTAAAAGAATCTTATGCTTGCCATCGTATTCATCTTGATTTATCCCTGCTTGTTTGACATATTCATCGTCTTCAGTAAGCGCGGCAATAATCTTTTTCGGATCGTTTAAAGCAAGTATCTGATCAATTATGTTTACTGTTTTTTCAGCCATGATTAGCTCCTTATGTTACATTGGAATTCCGTATACACTTAAATCTTCAATAACTTCAGTTTCAATTGTCATTATCTGCTCACTCAATGCGTATCGTATTGCGTCAATTGCATGATTAAACTTATCAATAGGAATATTTAATATATTACCATCCTTATCTTCTTTCCACTGATACATTTCAAACTCATTGATGACATCCTGAAGCTCGTAATGAATCACTATCTTGTGTTGCTGAATCCATTGAATACCATGATTAACTGAGCCTGGTTTCTTGTTCGCACCGCGTACATTGATATTAAAGTCGTTACTCAGTTCCCATATTGATTTCGGTTCTGCTGAATCTGCAAGTATCTGCTCCTGGCTGCCTTTCGATTTCAACGTCAAAGGCATTATTTCTTCTATCTTACCGGCAATATCCCTGTTCGTTAATCCATATTCATAAAACGCATGAGTAATATATATCGTATCATCTCGGACAGCAAGCCTTACTCCGGTTGATGGATCGTTCGTAAAACCGAAATCAAGTCCATTTTTATAGTTATCAAACTGATCTCGCATCTCAGATAAGTCTCGCTTCTCCCAATTGGTGAATATTAATGCGCCGAGTACACCCCAATTTCCAAGCGTATAAACGTTATAAAAATATTCATTCGTTTCACTTTCGAGTCGATCAATATCTTGCTGAGTTAAGAATTTATTATCTTTATATGTTGTTTTTAATATGAGTTTCTTGTCGTCTCTATATAATTTATCATCATCACCGAAACATCCTTGAAAGAATTCTTTATATATCCAGTGTGTTTTTAATATTGGATTAAAAAGAAATATTTCTCTTTTTATTATTTTATCCGATCCACCTCGAAGACGTTTACTGACTTCTTTATAAGCATTATATTCATCTTCTGTCGCTTCTTCGTAAAGAACATCTGTGACAACTCCCTTTATCGGTGTTATTGACTTAAGTTTTTGAGGATCATCAAGTCCTGAGAATAAAATCTGATAGCCATTATCACAAGTAATAGTAAAATCAGATTTATTGGGCTTGAATGACTTGTCAAGATCCCAAATACCTATGCATTTAATAATCTCATTATAAACTGACCCTCGAATCGATTTGCCAACATTTCTTACTATTAAATAATTACGTCCTCCTTTTAAAACATCAATTATTACTCTCTGCGCTCCAATGCAATAAGATTTACCAGAACTCGATCCTCCAAAAAATACCTGAAGCGGTGTTTGATCGTTTATAAATGGCAAATAAACAGGATTAAATAATTTAGCAGGAAAATGTTTCGGTATATCAGTCTTCATCTTCACCCACAGTAATTATATAATTTATGTTTGTTTGAACATTATCTTCATAAAGTCTCTGAATCTTCGCGAGTTCTGAAAGTGATTTAGTTTTACTTTCAAATTTTAGTTTCTTAACGGTATCATATTCTTCACCATCTTTTTTTATTATTGTTTCGATTTGTTCAACACAGTATGTCACATCATCAGGCAATGATTCAAGATTAGCTATATTTCCGGTTTCATCAAGAATTTTTTTAACATTAAAATCTGATATCATTCTATGTTTTTTTATCGTATCATAATGATCGTTTTTCATTTCCTCGAGAAGTTCAGCTTTGAGTTTTGACATGTATTTAATAATTTCAACATTTTTCAACAGACGCTGACCTTGAGAATAAGCTGTCTTTTTTGAATATCCCGCATGAATTGCAGATTGAGTTGCATTGCCATAATATTTTGTGAGATAATATTCACAGAACAGTTTCTGTTTCGGAGTCATGCCAGTCTCCTAAGTTTTGAGGAAGCTTGCTTGAAAGCGGCAGAACAATCAAGCAAGCCCTGTTGAGAAGAATCGAAAGAAGAACTACTTGCTCGGTATTAAACCCGAACACACTTTGAATATAATATAGTTTCGTAAAAAAACAAGTAATATTTAAAAAGTAGTGAACATAATGGTGTAAACGAAGTGTAAACGAGTAAGTCATTGTTTTTATTGAGCGAAAAAATCTCGTTTACAGTTTGTTTACAGTTTGTTTACACCTTAACTCTTATTATATATATATATTTATAATAATAATAATAATAATGTAAACAAAAAAAAATATATATAGCCCCTATACGAGGCTCTATCAAAATGTATAAAATTTATTCTCTCTCTATATATGTATGTTTCTGGCGGATTCTGTTTACAAATAAAAAAAATATGAGTTAAGTTATTTATATCACCATAGTTAAGGTGTAAACAAGTTGTAAACAAACTGTAAACGGTGTAAACAGCGGATTTTTAAGTTGTTGTATCACAAGGGATATGGTATTGTTTACACATAAAATGGTTTAAGTGAAATGAAGAAATGTTGTTTACAGTTTGTTTACAGGTTAAGTAAAAGTTAATGAAAGAGTTGTTAAGAATAGAGGCTGATTTGTAAACAGAATCTGAAACACCAACCAGATTGATATTGCAGAAAACGCGTTAGAAATCTTTACGAATTCGTGGCGTGAAATTACTCGGAATTTGCGGAAAAAACGTAAACGAAAAAGATTTTATTGAAGTATTTTGCGAATTTCTGCGAGTTTATTTTTTGCGATGTCGCGTGATTTGATGTAATTCTTGATGGTATGTATACTATTAGAGTCGAGATTTTTGTCTTGAATCAGGTGATAAATGCAGAATGGACGATGTAATATCGACAGATAATGATACAACATGTTCGGGATTCTGATCACAAACGACTATCTTTCAGTCGGTTTCATTATTTTTCAATTCCTTTAATATGCGTGATTTATACGGCTGTGTTTGACACTCATGACTTGGTTTTAGCCTGTTGTTTTGCACTGGATATTTTCGTTTCAATCTCATCTATTCTTGTTGTGAGATCATCAATTCTCTGTTCGAGTGATTTTTGCGGTATAATACGTTCGCCTTTTTCAACATTGACTGATAAAACATTACCTTTACTGTTCATTATATATCTCCGGTTTTTGAAGAGCGAAGCCCAGCACACTCCTGTTCCAGACTTCACTCACTTTAACGAATAATAAATCTCGAAATTAGGTTATACATGGGATATTTAATCCCGAAACACGGCAGACCACCTCCTATCTTTATAGGTTTTAAACTGAACAATATTAATATATGTATAAGATTAATATATGTCAAGTAATATTTTACTCTTTCATAAGTTTGTAATCCCATCAAATTGTGGCAGTCTTTTATCCAGAGTGTTTGTCCACAGGTCTCTCAATTCAGAGATGCTTGTGAATGGTGGAATCATCTTTGTTGAAGCAGACCAATACACCCCACACATCTCATGGTTTGCAATAATCATCATATATCCGACACAGCGTCTATCTTTCCAGAGTATTTTCTTTTCAATATGATGCGGCATTAAGATGCTCCTTTACGTGTGCGAGTGCTTGTTTAAGTTTTTTTATTACCACATCATTATCGCAATCATCTCCCTCTGTAGAAGCAAGACCGTAGTCAAACATTACAGCTTCAATAGCATTGGCAGACTCTTTAATGAGTGCGTCTTTGGTGTTAATAATCTTCTCGCTACCAACAGAAATGCGCTGTATTGTTTCCAATAGCATGTTAACCTGCTCTTGTTCATTCGCCTCACGCACAGCATCGAGGCAGGCTTGACAACGGAAAGCAACATTCCCCTCTACCCGTACTACAACCTTTTCAATGGGTAGACATGCAAAGGCAGAACATATATGTGTTCCAGTGGCAAAACTATCAAAACATTCTTCTTCGCACTTATCGCCATCGAATTTAATCGTGACAGGTGGTCGGATTACTACAGTTTGTTTACTCATGGTTTTCTCCTTTACCAATATATCGTCTTGAAAAATAACCAAGATAGGTCGAACTGTTCCAAG